CTTGTTAGTTGGACCGGACGAGTATGAACCAAAGCATCCTCAGTTGGGTCCTTTCAGAAAGGTTGTTGACCCGCAAGCACTACAGAATGCTAGGCCAGATAGAATAGAACCGTTGGATGTGTATGTTGGGGTTCCAACAGTAGAAAATGAGAACTTAAGACCAGCCAGTGGTATTTGTCAGGTTGGTACAGTCACGGTGACGACATCATGAGTTTTACATACGCACAATTAAAAACAGCTATTCAAGACTATACGGAGAATAACGAGTCTTCGTTTGTAAATAATTTACCTATTTTTATACAACAGGCGGAAGAGCGTATTTTAAAAAACGTTCAACTTAGTTTATTTAGAAAAAATGTTAGTGGGAACTTTACGAGTTCTAATAAATATTTAACCGCCCCGTCAGATTTTTTAGCTCCATTATCGTTGTCTTTTGTTAATGGAAGTAGTGAGCACGTATTTTTAGAATTTAAAGATGCTGATTTTATTCAGGCGTTTAACCCAGATGGTGCCACGACTGGATCGCCTCGATATTATGCTGTTTTCGATATAGGTCATTTTATTATTGGACCTACCCCAGATAGCTCCTATGCCGTAGAGCTTCATTATTTTTATCGTCCGGCCAGCTTAACCGCTGGTTCTGATAGCGGAACAACTTGGTTAAGCGACAATGCTCAAATTGCTATGCTTTATGGAAGTTTATTAGAAGCTTACACTTACATGAAAGGTGAGCCCGATTTAATTGCTTTGTATGAAAAGCGGTTTGCCGAGGCTTTAGTAGGTCTTAAGATGTTTGGTGAAGCTAAAGAAGTAACGGATGAGTATCGTGTTGGAAAAGTTATTAGGCAGAAACAATGAGTATTTCCGGCGTTAACTTAGATATTTCTCCTACTTTCAAAGTAGACGTAAAAACCACACATAACCGTGGTTTTACGCCAGAAGAGGTAGCGGAGCGCTGTGCGGATAAAATTATTTCTATTTCTGATTCAGCAAATCCTGTAATACGTGATCAAGCTAGGGCCTTTAAAAAGCATTTAATTAAAGTTTTATCGTTATATATGAGAGAAGCCATAAACAGTGATAGAACAACCGTTTATAATGCTTTATGTGATGCAGGACAGAAGGATTTAGCAGAATTAATAAGGAGACTTTAATATGGCTTTTACTGGAAACTTTATGTGTACCTCCTTTAAAAAGGAGTTGCTTTTTGGTGTACATGATTTTGCTAACGGAGCAGATACTTTTAAGATGGCGTTGTATACGTCTTCTGCCACGTTAGATGCGTCTACTACAGCATATACGGCTAGTAACGAGACTAGCGGAACTGGATATACTGCCACTGGACAAGGTTTAACAAACGTAGATCCGACTACAAGCGGAACAACTGCTTTTACGGATTTTGCGGATGAAACTTGGACTACGGCTAGTATTACTGCTAGGGGCGCTTTAATTTATAATAGCACTCCGAATACAACATCCATATCTGTTACCAATCCATCGGTAATTGTTTTAGATTTTGGCTCAGATAAAACATCGACAACCGGTGATTTTACAGTTGTTTTCCCTACAGCAGATGCCAGTAATGCGATCATAAGGATAGCGTAATGGCTGATGCGGTTATCGCATACACCGGCTGGAACACTTCAGCAGGTGGGTGGGGTAGCGCAGCTTGGGGGCAAGATGCCGCCCTGACTGGTCTCTCAGGAGCGGTAGGAAGTGTGACAGTATCCGCTAATGCGGATGCTACAGTGACAGGTCTTGAGGCACAGGGTGCTCTTAATGGCGTTACTGTAAATGGGGAATCAAATGTACCTGTAACAGGATTGCAGGCCACAACGACAGTAAATGGAGTCACTGTCGTAGCAAAAGCAACTGTCTCTGTAACGGGACTTTCTGCTACTTCTTCGGTTGGTGCGGTTACCGCTAAAGCCAATGCCGATGCAAACGTTACGGGGTTACAGGCCACTACTACGGTAGGGTCAGTATTTGTCTGGGGTAATATTGTTCCAGATCAAAATCCAAGCTATAGTACGATACAACCGTCTCAAACTCCTGAATGGGAGCAGATAGCTGCATAATTAAGGATTTAACTTATGCCAAGTACATATACATCGAATAATGGTATTGAGCTGATTGCTACCGGCGAACAGTCGGGAACCTGGGGAGATACCACTAATACTAATTTAAGTTTACTTGATACGTCTTTAGATGGTCAGGTAACGATTACTCTAGCTAGTGCTGGAAATTCTGGATCACCAAATACCTTAGATATTCAAGACGGAACGGCTTCTAATGGTAGAAACCGTATGGTCATATTTAATGACGGCAGTGATTTGGGGGCGACCGCTTTTGTTCAGCTCACGCCTAATGACGCAGAAAAGATTATGTACATTAGAAATAGTCTTTCCGCCAGCCGAAGCATTATTGTTTTCCAAGGAACTTACAATGCCTCGAACGACTATGAGATACCTTCGGGAACAACTGCCGTTATCTATTTCGACGGTGCCGGGAGCGGTGCTGTTGCAGCTAATGTTTTTGACAACGCTTATTTTGATAGTCTTCGGTTGGGTTCTATATCGGTTACCGCAATACTGGACGAAGATAACATGTCTTCTGACAGTGCCACTGCGCTGGCTACGCAACAATCAATCAAAGCGTATGTAGACAGTCAGGTAACGGCTCAAGATTTAGACTTCGCTGGAGACAGCGGAACGGGATCAGTTGATTTAGATAGTCAGAGCTTCACCGTGTCAGGAACGGCTAATGAGATTGAAACTTCTGCCAGCGGACAAACTTTAACGGTTGGTCTTCCTAGTTCCGTAACCATAAACAATTTAAGCTTAACTACGGATCTAGCTGTTACCGAAGGTGGAACGGGGGCCTCAACGGCCACTTCTGCTAGAACTAATCTAGGTTTGGTTATTGGTACCGACGTTCAAGCTTATGACGCGGACACGGCTAAGACGGATGTAGCACAGACCTTCACAATTTCGCAACGGGGAACGATCACCTCTGATAACGATTTGTCGTTTGATCTTAATGCGACAAACAATTTTAGTTGTACTCCTACAGCAGGTGGCACATTAACGTTTACCAATCATACTTCGGGTCAGAGTGGTTTTATACTGCTTGATAACTCAGGCGGTCATGCAATCACTGCTGCTGCAACGACGAAGATTAACGCAACGGATTTAACTGCCATCTCTACAGCTGGTGTTTACGTCTTGAGCTATTTCGATAACGGGACAAACGCTTACGTTGTCGTGAGCCGGAGCTTTGCATGAGTGTATTACCTGTTGGTATCGGGAATGCTGGTGGCGAGTACACACTAGACAACAGTCTACGGCTTCGTAGCTCTGCTTCTGCTTATCTAAGTAGGACATTTACTACACCCACAGACAACAAAAAATGGACATGGAGTAGTTGGGTTAAGCGTGGAATTTTATCCACACCATCTTATTCAATTTTTGGGCAATACACTAATAGTACAAACCGTTCAGATTTGTATTTTGATGGGAATGACAATCTAAATTTTTATAATTACGTTAGTGGATCTGTTAGTCCCAGTCCTCAACTAATAACTAACCAAGCATTTCGTGACCCTTCTGCTTGGTATCACATTGTATTAGTTTGGGATTCAAATAACGCAACTGCTGCGGACAGGCAAATAATATATGTAAATGGAACAAGAATAACCTCCTATAAGTCAAGTGCAACTGTGGCGTTGGGTCAATCATCTCAAATAAATAGTGCAACTGGACACACCATAGGTGAATTTGAAAATGTAAATGTTAACTTTGACGGTTACATGACCGAGATTAACTTCATTGACGGTCAAGCCCTAGATCCAACTGACTTTGGTGAAACTGATGCAACCACCGGAGTTTGGAAACCTAAATCCTACTCAGGCACATACGGCAATAACGGATTCTATCTACCCACCACAGCAACGACTCAGGCTGAAGGATTTAATACAGTTCTTTATACGGGTAACGGTGCATCGCAAAGTATTGGGGATGTAGGCTTTAGCCCCGATTTTGTCTGGATAAAGAAAAGAAGTGGTATAGAAAACCACGGTCTTTTTGACACAGTTAGAGGGGCTGGCAACTTTTTAGTATCCAACGACACAGCTAGTGAATATGCAAGAGGAAATTCCATAAGAACTTTTGATGCAGAT